GATGGCGGTTGTGGTCACGCCGGTTAGCCCGGCGAAATTTGCAAGGCTTGTCTCCGTGCCAGTTACCGTGATTACGCCAGCGGAGTATGTGACGGCCATGGGCTAGCCCTCACCGTTCAGCAGGCCGCTGACGCTGGCCGAATCGTGGTTGACGGCGGTAGTTACGGTTTGGTTCGCCACGGACTACTCGTCCTTGAGCTTCTTCAGATATGCCTTTGCATCTGCCACACGCTTTTCCAGAGTGGCAACTTCCGCACGCTTTGCGGCGATAGACTTGTCAATCACCGCAGCATCATGCTGGATGCGCTCTGCGTAGGCTTCCGCGTCCGTGCGAATCTTGGCGGCTGACTCTTGGGCAGAGTCAATCAGCAGTTGCGAATCAGCGACAGCTTTCTCTTCGATGCTGGCCGCCTGCTCACGGGCATGCTTCTCCCGCTCTGCAATCCGCTTCTCGCGCTCATCTAGCGCACGGTCGGCTTCATGGCGCTGTGTAGTCGCAGCGTCAATCTCAGCCATGATGTGCGAGCGACGGGCAATAGCCTCGCGCACAGTCTGCTCCACGTTGGCAACCTGCTCCAGAGTCTCCGGCAGATCGGCCAGCGGCTTCAGGAGTCCAGCCAGCGTGCGGAGCTTGTCGATGTCAGCGCGGTTCATGTCAGAACTTTCCCACGGCAGCCACGGTCAGGGTGATACTGGTCGTGCCGTCGCCACCCGTCACACGGGGGCGCACGTACACAGGGACTTCGGTGAGGGTAATGAGCTTCGCCGTGCTGGCCGAGATGACGTTGTTAAACACATCGCGCATGGCGAGATATTCAACGCCGTCGTTGCTGCCTTCCATGACCACCAGACCGCCAGAACCAAACGTCCCAGAGACGTGGATGGTGCGGTCGTTGAAACGGGTCAAGATGATCGGCTGCCCATCGTCATTCAGCGCCATGTCGGACCAACGGCGCACGCGGACCCCGTCAAGGTCGGTCAGCAGCGGCAACGTCACCGGCAGGTGGGAGATAGTCGGCATTATGAGATACTAGCAAGCCTTACCGGGTACGCAACTGCCCGTTACTTGCGCTTCCTGATCACCGTTGTAGTCGCCCCTTGCCGGAGAGCGTTAAGCTCTTTCCGCAGCGCCTTCGCTTCATGCTCCCAACGGATCTCGCCAGCCCGTGACGCCGCCAAGTCACGCTCAAGCTGGGCAATCTTACGATCCCGGTCTTGCAGCATCGAATGTAAAATGGCAGGATCCAGATCGTGCATTATGCATCCTCCGGTTGTTCCTTGTCCTCGTCCTCGTCCAGATTCATCGCCTCACGCTGAAGCAGCAGCCACTTCTCGGCGCTTACCTTCCTGATACGCGCCTCCAGATCCGACGCCATCTGGCGCATGCCCAGATTGTGCGACATGATCAGGGCATCGCTACTAAATGGGTCGTTGATGGTGTATTGGCGGATCAGGTCATTCAGGAAGCGCCGACCGTAGCCGGTGTCCATCACCCGGTCCAGATCATCGTCGGGATTCGGCCTCATTTGGTAAACTCCGACCCAGACCCGAGTGAGCTACGCTGGTAGTGAAAGTCCAGTTCAAACAGACGGGCCGTGGCTCCGTAGTTGTCAGCGGTTTCACCAGGAACCCGGTATAACCTCCAAGCGAGCATCTTGGACGTTACGGCGTCCGTCATATTGATGCTGCCAAACGTCGTGATGGCTTCCTGATTCGCTGTGTCACCATCCGACACTTCCATGCTGCCAACTACCGGGCCGGCCCACGCCTCACTGGCTTTATGCCGGTTAATGATGCGATAGTACAGATGCCACACGACGCCGCCAGACGCAGACGTTGTTTTCGCCCAATGGATATGCGGGCGTATAGGGGTACCTTCCTGCCATGAGTGCGACATCTGGGCAATTCCTGACACCATGTTGTCTGCCGACGAACTGAACAGGAGCGTTCCTGGGAATGCCGTCTCTGACGTGTCAGGAGACGGATCGGAAACAGCGCCAATCGGGTTTATAGCCTGGGCCGGGAACCGCAGATCTTCCCATTCCAGATCACCAAGGTATACTGTCTCGTTGGATTCCTCCATGCGCCATCCAACAGTTCCAGAAGAAACCATGGCTGCGTGCAGGTGGTAGCCCTTGCCTGTTTCCAGTGAGAACTGGTGGTTGCCGTTGGCGGTAAGCGTCGTGATGGTCGTCTCTATTCCGCCGTAATCCTGGCACACGCGGATAGCGCCAGTCCACGTCCCGTATAGAGAGATGGTGATGGTCTTTCCGACCGTCAACGTCATGGTTGGGCTTACTTGCCCAGTCGTTGTGAAAGACCCTTGTGTAATGCTCATCCGATGGTCCTACCCAGCATGGCAGTCAGAGCGTTGTCATCCTCCAGCTTGGCATCCGACAGCACCTTGGCTGTATCCGCCTGAACGGTCGCCTGCTGCTGCTGCATCGCCTGTTGCTGCGCTGCGGCACGCTGGGCGTCCTTCTCGGCCTGTTCCTCTGGCGATGACATGATACGGGCGTCGATGCCCAGACGGTCCCAGTACTCGGTGGCGAACCGCTTCATATTGGCGATGTCCAGTGCGGTCGGGTCGATGGCTGCAACCTGTGCCATGATAGCCAGAGCGCGGTCCATGTTGCCGATGCCGACGAGCTTCATCGCCTGCGCCATGACGCTGACGTACTCGACCTCAAAGTCCTGACCCTGAAGCTCAGGCGGCGGGACCGGCAGACGACCGCGACGGTTCAGGATGTTGTAGATGCGCTCAACGGCAGGGTCCAAGAACTCCTGCGAGAACTGCTCGTAGACCGTCGAGAGGACGATCATCTTCTCCTGATGCAGTTCGTCAATCTCACGCGCCTTGGTCCCAGACCGGCGCTCGCTCGACACCATGAGGAACAGGTTGTAGAAGAACACCTCACGGATCTGCTGCCGGAGATCGTTGATATGGGCGTCAACTGCCTGCACATCGAACGCGATCTGGTACAGCGGGCGGATGCCCTCACCGGCTTGCCCACGTGGAACAATGTTGTCCGCGCCAGGCGTCACGTCGATGCCCTTCCGCATGGTCCCCTCGGGGCGCTGCGTGGGCGGGGTGACCATCTTCTCAATGGCCTTAGCCGCCTGCTTCTTGGCGTTCTGGAGTTCCTTGATGTGGCCCAGCGCCATCATACCAGGGCAGTCCAGACCGTAGACATCGTCCCCCATCACCTTCCAGCGCGGAGTGATTACCGGGAACTCATTATAACCGGAAACTCGGAGGGCCTTCTCCTTGTTGGGATCAGTCGGGTCGATGTAGTAGCTCGTGTACTCCAGCGACTCCATGCTGCCTTCGCTGTAGCCGTCCGTGGGGCCGACCCAGTGCGTGACCTTGATGATCTCCTTGTCCGACCGACCGCTGTCCAAGCAGGCGCACAGCCGCTCTGACAGAGCTTCCTTGCCGAACATCTCAGCCATCTGCGTGACGGTCATGTCCAGTTCACGGGCGAACTGATCCACCCGGCGGCGGGAGTTGATGCCCAGCCAGTAGGAGCCGGTAGGCAGCGTCTCGCAGCGGAAGTCCTCTTCCTCGTCCTCTTCAATGAGCATCGCGCCGGTACCGAATAGCCCGGTCATGCTGAACAGTTTGCCGCCCTCTTGGTAGAAGTTGGACGACAGGATCGCCGCGTCCATGATCTCGTCCACTTCCTCCAGGTACGTCTTGACCGTGTAGTTCTTGCCCAGTTCGCCACGGACGCTGGTCTTCTTCCACGGACGGCTGGCCGGGATGATGGACGCGCTAAATGCAGCCTCCATTGCACGCAGCGAGACAGTGCCGGTGGAGTCCAGAATCTTCTTGTTCGCCTTGTTGCCGCGCTTGCTGGTATCCTCGTCCAGCCAACGGTAGGACCGTGGCATGACGTACTCAGCCAGTTCGCGCCAGTGGTCCTCAAAGGACTCACGCCGGTCCTTCATACACTGGACGCGGTACAGGATCTTATCATGCAACGAACGCGGCTTGTCGTACATTTAGACCCCAGTCAGAGAGAGTTCGCTG